GGACAAGCCTAGCAAACCAGATAACGGGAGGGAGTTGCCGATGGCGTCCAACACTTTCACACATTTCACAGGGAAAACAAAACGGTTTCAGACGCCGAAGCGAAAAAAGAAGCCAAAGCAAAAACGAGTTCACATGAACAAATACGAGCATTCGCGGAGGAGGTGAATCCGGTGCAGATCACAATTGAAGGAACGGTAAAAGAGGTTGCCGCCCTTGTACTGGAACTACAAGAGCGGCGCAGGAACGAATCAGAAGTCTCCAATACTTATGCCTGCAATCTGGTCGTAAAAGATGACGATATTTCCAATATTGACATCTGCTCCATTCCCAAGACGGATGCGAGCGTCCGTTAAGTGCAAATACCCGTCATTGCCATCAACATTATCTACGCCGTATTGGTCAGCGACTTCCCTGAGTAATTCAGCAAAGAATAGTTTTTCCAGGGCTGCATCACCTTCATCCAAGATTTTGCCTGAGATAATCCCAGCAGATGTAACAATGATGATTCTATTCATTTTCAGCCCATCGGATTTTGTTGCCAGCGCAATAGTCCGAATAATTTGCTTTTTCAGTGTATCACCCACAATATCACCCCCTTTCGAGGTGATTCTACCACGGCAAAAATCATTTATCAATAGCCAAAACGGTCCGAAAAGACCGTCCGCCGGAACCGCCCCACCGGTGCTGATGATGGCAGGGCAAACACCGTGACAATATGAGCGCCCCCGCTTTTATGGCTCTGGGTATTGGGTATCCATCCCCATGTAAAAGGCACGACCACCCGGAAATTGCTCGACGGGGCTTGACGGTGAAGAAAATATCGGGGAGCTGGCATTCAGCTTGAATGAAAAATTTAGTAAAGGAGGAAATGAAAATGCCTGAGAAAACCGTAACCGTTCTCGAAAATATCGCGGCTGTAAAAGGCCAGGACTACGTTGAGGGGCTGGTGGATATGGCGAATATCCTTGCCCCCAAGGTAAAGCCCGCAGATAAAGAGAGCGAGGGGAAAAACAATGCCTAGAATCCAGCAGTATGCCGAGCGCTACGCAGTGGAGGATTTCTGGAAGGAAATCGACCGCTGCTGTCCCCTGGCGGGGATTCAGAGCGATAACGCTGTAGCGCTAGAAGAAAAAACCGGGGTAGACCATCAGACCCTTCGGAACTATCGGAAGGGCAAAACCGAAATGCGGGTAAGCGTCCTGAAAAAGCTGGTGACCACCCTCCACCCCAACCCGGCGGTGATTCTGAAAACCCTGGGGTACTCTGAGAAGGAGATACGGGCGTTTGCGAGGGAATTGCAGTGATCAGCCACGCGGTGGCGTAGCGAGGCTGAGCAGTGGTAGGCGCTGCAAAGGCGAGGATAGCACGGGGAGGCGAAGCCGCGGCTTGGCACCGAGTGGCTGAGCAAGGGCTATGATCGGCTCAGCGGCGCAGCGCACAGCGTCGCAAGGGCATTGCATAGAATCGCTAGGCGAGGGCACGCACAGCAAGGGCACCGATAGGGACAACAAAGCAAGGCAGAGCAGAGGCAAGGGGAAGCACAGCTGGGCAAGGGCACTGATATGGTGCGCGTTGCAACGAGAAAACCGCCCCCGGGCGTGCGGAACACCCGAGAGCGGCAGTCAATGGAAATCATCTTTATTTTACCAAAAGAAAGGAAAAAAGTCAAATGGAAATCAGCAAAATCAAGGCAAGAATCACATTTTTTGAGGAACTTCTGGGTACGTGCAGCGGAAATAAGGAGCTGCACCGGGAGTTCATCGCTTCCAAGGCTCCCGACGCCGAGAGCATGGAAGAGGAAGTCGCCGCAATCGGCGTGGACGGCATGATGGAGAAATCCATGACGGTATTCCCCCGGGACGAGAACGGGCAGCCGTTCCTGTATGACTACCAGATCAAGGGCTTTTTCAAGGATTCCTGCGGCGTTCTTCGGAAGGTTCCCGGCACAAAGGCCAGCAAGATCAAGGCGTACAAAAAGGAAATCGACGGCCTCCTGTTTGTCTCCCCCCGAAAGATTCCCCTGGACCTGAACGGCGGCGAGATTGGCGTGTGTGAGCGCCCCCTCCGGGCATCCACGGCGCAGGGTGAGCGGATTGCCCTTTCCAGCAGCGAGACAGCACCGGCAGGGACTTCCATTGAGATTCAGATCGATTGCCTGACCAAGGACATGCACGATCTGGCACTGGAATGCCTGGAGTACGGCAAGCTTCGGGGTATCGGCCAGTGGCGAAACAGTGGGAAGGGACGCTATACATACGAGCTGATTTAAGGCGCAAGGGCATAGCCTAGCTTGGCCTCGCTCAGCAATGGCCTAGATATGAGATGCGTTGCAGAGGCATGGCAAAGCATCGAAATCCTATGCAATGGCGCAGCACAGCACAGCTCGGAAAAGCATGGATTTGAAATCTACGGCAGAATGCCGAAATTGAAAGGAGTTATTTATGGCGAAATATAAGTGTGGGGATAAGGTGCGGATTGTGAGCAAGAACCCAAACGCTATCGGATTCACCGACGCGATGGAAAAATACCTTGGCAAGACCTTAACCGTAATAAATGTGTGGGAAAGACCATATGGACTTTCCACCTACAACTTCAAAGAAGCAACAGTTGGAAATCCTTCGATGGATCTTCCTCGTAAAGTTTCCCATTGGAACTTCGCTGAAAGCTGGATTTCTGGCCTTGCCGAGCCTGAGCGGGAACCCTGCACCGTGGAACTCCGCTTTGACGGGATGATTACCACGGCCACGCTGAAACGGGGAGGGCGGGACGTGAAGACCGCAGAAGCCCGGTGCAATCCGAAGGATATCTTCAGCAGGGCGGAGGGCTCAAGGGTCGCCGTTGAGCGGCTTTTTGAGAAGAAGCGCAAGGAGGACAAGCCAAAGGAGAAATCCAAATGACCCCCAACGAAACAACCCAGCTTCGCACCATGGCGGAGATGAACCGCCGGTTGCGCCGGGAAAATGAGCATCTGCGGGAATCCCTTTTGCTGGAATCGAAGGAAAGCAAGGCATTTGACGACGAGAACGTGGAGCTTTTCGACGTAGTCCACCGAAATCATGAGGTCAGGGGGTGATGGTATGGCAAGCAGGAATAAACCCGTGGATGCCCGGTGGGAGCCGGTGCCGGAGAACCGGAAGCCGTTCAGTATCAAGGAATGCGTTTTCCGCGTCCTCCCCTATGCGGGGCTGAATCTGGTGCTTTTCTGGTGGCAGCAGGCCGATTTGCTGGCAGACAGGGCGGCAGTTCCCGCAATGTGGGTGTGCGCTATCCTGATGGGCGCCGGTATCGGCCGGTGCATCAGAGGGCGATAAAAAGCCGCCCCCGATGTTACAGCACCGGGGACGGCGATACAGAGACATTCATCATCTACCCATATACAGTATATCAAATGGAGAAAGGAAAGTCAATGGACGTTTTTGATAGCATGGAGCCGTGGCGACAGGCTGAACAGTTGGCGGCGGATGCCGAATCCCGGGAAGCGGTACTCCCGAAGTGTGCCAGGTGCGGATATCCCATCACAGACAGCAAACTGGTATATATCCCGGCGCATGATGAGTTCTACTGCCTGGATTGCATCGATTCCATGACGGAATTTAACGAGGAAACGGAGGTGGAGGAATAATGGAGGACGGAATCATCATCAGCGAATCGGAAAGATTCGAGGATATCTACATTGGGCCGTACAGTCGAGTCAATGTTCCGGCTGTCATTTTCCCGGATTATAAGAGGCGCGTTGCCTACATTAACACTCTTGCTTCAAAGTTTTGGAACGGTGAAAACACTGTTGGGATAAAAGTAAGCAAGAACTACATCGTTTTTATTCCGCAAAAAATTGGTAGAACATTAAAAATCAACAAAGTTGGTGGGGGCTTTTATATCAGCATAGGTAGCTTAGGCGGAATTGTCCCCCCCCGGGGCAAAATACCGGGCATATCCGTACAAAGGCGGTATCGCTATAAAACGGTTTGAGCCGTTGCAGGAGGATGAAGAATGATACGGAAAATTCCAACCGCGCCCATGAGCAAAGAGGAATGGACAGCGCTGCGCTCTACCACCATTGGTGGTTCGGATGCCGCCGCCATTCTGGGGCTGAACCCCTACAAGTCACCGTATGCCCTGTGGGCGGAGAAAACCGGGAAGGTCATCCCGGAGGATATTTCCCAGAAAGAGGCGGTACGCCTCGGCACGGACTTGGAGGAATACGTAGCAAAGCGGTTCACAGAAGCTACCGGGAAAAAGGTGCGCCGGGAGAACTACACCGTATTCCGGGACGATATGCCCTACGCCCACGCCAACTACGACCGGCTGGTCATCGGTGAACGGGCAGGATTAGAAATCAAGACCACGAACGCGCTCCACTTGAGCAAATTCAAGAACGGCGAGTTCCCGGCTACTTACTACGCGCAATGCTGCCATTACCTTCTTGTGTCCGGCCTTGACCGCTGGTATCTGGCGGTTCTGGTTCTGGGTATTGACTTCAAGGTGTTCGTCATCGAGCGGGACGAGGCAGAGCTGGAAGCCCTGAAAGAGGCGGAGAAAAGCTTCTGGGAGAACGTTCAGAGCGAAATGCCCCCGGCCATTGACGGCATGGATTCCACCATTGACGCCCTGAACGCAGAGTTCCCGGCCAGCGATCCGGACACCGAAGTGGATTTGACCGGCTGCGCCGTTGATTTGGCGATCATGGACGAATGCAGCCAGCAGATCAAGGCGCTGGAAGAAAAGAAAGCAACCGCTCAGGCGCGTATCATGGAGACCATGGGAACCGCCGAGCGGGGCGGATACGGGAGTTACAGCGTCACATGGAAGACGCAGAAACGCTCCACGTTCGATAGAAAGAAGTGGGAGAAAGACCATGGAGAAATCCCACAGAACTATTTCAAATCTTCGGAAAGCAGAACTTTCCGGTTCAAAAAGGAGAATATTTAATGGCAAACGTGATTCAGAATGCCGCCGCTTCTACTCAGGCGGTAGCGAAAAAGAAAAACCCCAGCAGCATTCAGGACTACATTGAGGTGATGAAACCCGCCATTCAGGCGGCGCTGCCCAGCGTGATGACCCCGGAGCGGTTCAGCCGCATTACCTTGTCGGCACTGAGCGCCAACCCGAAGCTCAAGGAATGCACCCCTCAGTCTTTCCTTGGCGCTATGATGACCGCCGCACAGTTGGGCTTGGAGCCGAATACCCCTCTTGGGCAGGCTTACCTGATTCCCTTCCGCAATCACGGCCAGATGGAGTGCCAATTCCAGCTTGGCTATAAGGGGCTTATTGATCTGGCCTACCGTTCCGGTGAGGTTTCCATCATTCAGGCGCACACCGTATACGAAAACGACGAGTTTGAGTATGCCCTTGGCCTTGACCCGAAGCTGCGGCACGTCCCCGCCAAGAGCAACCGTGGCAAGCCCATTGCCTACTACGCCATGTTCAAGACCAAGGACGGAGGCTACGGATTTCAGGTTATGAGCATCGAGGAAGTTACCGAGCACGCAAGAAAGTTTTCCAAGAGTTTCGGGAATGGCCCGTGGCAGACCGATTTTGACGAGATGGCAAAGAAAACCGTTCTGAAAAAGGTGCTGAAATACGCCCCGCTGAAATCCGACTTTGTTCGCGGTATGGCTCAGGACGGCACCACAAAGACGGATATTTCCTCCGACATGACAGATATCCCGGACATGACTGAGTACATCGACGTTGACCAGGACACCGGCGAGGTGATTTCTCAGGAGGCGGGCAATGCTTAACCAGATCAGCGTTCAAGGGCGTCTTGCCCGCGACCCGGAGCTGCGGAGAACAAATTCCGGCAAGGCCGTGACCAGCTTCACGCTTGCCTGCGACCGGGACTTCAAGAACCAGCAGACCGGCGAGAAGGAAGTTGACTTTATTGAATGCGTCGCATGGGGCGGCACCGCCGAAATGGTGGAGAAGTACTTCCATAAAGGCCAGATGGCCGTAGCGACCGGCAGATTGCAGTTGCGGGACTGGACGGACAAGAACGGCCAGAAGCGCCGCACGGCGGAGATTCTAGTAAACAGCATCTATTTCTGCGGCAGCAAGGAAAGCGGCACTCAGGCCAGCTCTGGGGCTGACAACGGATACAGCGCACCGGCGTATCAGGCTCCCGCCCCTGCGGCGAACTTCGCGGAGCTGGATGGAGAGGACGAACAATTGCCGTTCTAGGCCGGGAAAAGCAATCTTTCCCTAAAAAGATTGACAGTACAGTTTGCATTTTCCCTTGGCGGTGGGAGGTGAAACCGCCAACTCCAAAGGAAGGAGCGAAAACGTGGCAAAAGAAGTTTTCAGAATCGCCTACCCGAAGACCGGCGCGGAAAAGAAGAAGTGGGCGAAGGAGTACGGCATGAATGCGTACTACGCCGGGAAGCACTGGGCATTGCGGAAGAAAGACGCCGAGTTATGGCACTGGCTGACATTGGCGGCTATGAACGCCCAGGGCATTCGCAGAACACCCTTTAAGCTGCCCGTAGCCGTGACGTTCTACTGGAATGACCGGCTGGATATCGACAACCACGCAATTATGGGAAAGATGATCGTGGATGCCATGAAAGGCCGTGTCATCGAGGACGACAACCGGCGCTGGCTGAAAAGCGTTTCCCACAATTTCCACGACGAGGATTACATACAGGTTGAAATACGGGAGGTAAGGCCGTGACACAGTGTGAGCGTATCCTGCGGCATTTGCAGGACTATGGAAGTATCACCCAGGCCGAGGCTGTTACCGAGTACGGCTGTTACCGGCTGGGTGCAAGGATCTGGGATTTGAAAGCGCAAGGCGTACCCATCAAGAGCGAAACCGTCACCGGGAAGAATCGGTACGGAGAGCGGACGTGCTTTGCGCGGTACTCCATCATTAAAGAGGATTAGATAATGGCGATTGAATATTTCTGCGCTTATCACAGTTATCTGGACAGTATGGAGGAACTGAATGACACGGAGAGGGGGAGGCTTTTCACGGCTTGCCTAATCTACAGCAAGACGGGCGAAGCACCGCAACTCCGTGGTAATGAAAGATTCGTATTTCCAACTTTGAAAGCACAGATAGACCGAGATAAGGCAACATACGACAGCCGGTGTAAGAAAAACTCCGATAACATCCGCAAACGATGGAATACGGACGTATACGATGGCGAACAACCGTGTACGAACGATACCAAGACAAAGGAAAAGGAAAAGGAAAAGACAAAGGAAAAGGCAAAGGATAATTATATACCACCTTCGGTGGTTTGCGGTGAGCTGCCGAGCAGCCCCCCGCCTGCGGCGGTGCTTCCGCTGGTTGACGGAACGGATTTTGAGATTTCCGTGGAGACGGTTGCCGAGTTGTCCGGTCTGTATCCCGCCGTGGATGTAGCCCAGCAGTTGCGGAGTATGCGTGGCTGGCTTTTGGCAAATCCCAAAAACAGAAAAACAAAAGCCGGGATCATGCGCTTTGTCAACTCCTGGCTCTCCAGGGAGCAGAATTCGGCTAGACCTGCGGCAAACCAGAAGCCGGGCGGCTATACCAGCGGCGTTGACCGTCTGGCGGAGATGTACAGGGAGGAATTTGGAAATGGATAAACAGGAAGCGTACCAGATTCTCACGCTTTTACAGGCAAATTATCCCGATTCTTTCCGGGGAATGTCCAAAGAGGCGGCAAACGTGAAAGTCAATCTTTGGGCGGATATGTTCTCCGAGGAGCCATTTGAGGCCGTTGCCGCCGCTGCAAAAGCGTACATAGCCACGGACACCGGCGGATTTATGCCAACCATCGGGAAGCTGAAAGATATGCTCCATCGGATGCAGTCGCCCCAGCAGATGACGCAGATGGAGGCCTGGGGGTTGGTTGCGGGCGCACTGAGAAACAGCGTATACGGAGCGGATGACGAGTTCCGGAAGCTTCCACCGGCGGTACAGCGGACGGTGGGAAGCCCCGCCCAGCTCAAGGAATGGGCGCTGATGGACGCAGAAACGGTGCAGTCCGTGGTTGCATCGAATTTCCAGAGATCCTTCCAAGTGTGCCAGAAGCGGGAGGACGATTACCAGAAGCTCCCCGGAGCGGTAAAGAGCTTTATCGCTGAGCTGGCCGGGAAGATGGACTTTGAAATGCTACCGGAAGGCGGTGGAGTATGAAAAACGAAGTAGACAGGGAAAAGGAACGCCCCGGCCAGTACATCGATTCCGAGAGCCCATTTTGCAGAAACTGCACGCGGGACGATTGCCCCACCAACGGGGACGGCTGCAAGGCATGGGAAACGTATTTCATCGATAACTGGAATAAAAACATCATGAAACTATGGAAAAGCCACAAAAAACAACGCCAATTTTTCCGGTACGAACACCCGGATTTGGTGAGAGAGGGGATTGTTTTTGAGCATGAATGACTTGGAGCAGATGGCAATCGAGCGTCTGAAAGCCGCCTCTGAAATGTCTTTGGCGGCCTACCAGCAGCCTTTGGTGATCTGCATTTCAGGCGGCAAAGACTCCGGGGTTATCACCGAGCTTGCGGGTCGCTCCGGCATCCCCTGCGAGTTCCAGCACAACCACACCACGGCTGATGCCCCAGAAACGGTGCGGTTTGTCAGAAGTGAGTTCAAACGGTTGGAGGAAAAGGGCTACAAATGCACCGTAAACATGCCGACTTACAAAGGCCAGCGTGTGTCTATGTGGAGTTTAATCCCTCAAAAGCTTATGCCGCCAACACGGCTGGTTCGGTACTGCTGCGCCGTTCTGAAAGAAAGAGGTGGGGCAGGACGGTTTATCTGTACCGGCGTTCGCTGGGCTGAATCTGCATCCAGAAAAAACAACCGTGGAATCTACGAAAAACTGGGCGCAACCAAGGATAAAAATATCATTCTTGCCAACGACAATGACGAAAAGCGAATGCTTTTTGAAAACTGCCGCCTGAAAGCAAAACGAGTTGTAAACCCGATTATCGACTGGACAGACAAGGATGTGTACGGCTTCTTAGAAGATGCGAAAGTCCCGATGAACCCGCTATACGCCGAGGGGCAATGCCGGGTTGGGTGTATCGGATGCCCCCTGGCTGGCAGAAAAGGCCGGGAAACCGAGTTCACCCGGTGGCCGAAGTACAAAAATCTCTATCTGCGTGCGTTCGATAGGATGCTGGAGGAACGCAGACGGCGGAACAAGGAACCGGCTTGGGCTACCGAAGATTGGACTACCGCAGAAGATGTGTTCCGCTGGTGGATGGAGTACGATGTGCTACCGGGGCAGACAAGTATGGAGGATTTTCAGTGAGCAAAGCGAAAATGTACGGCTGTTTCAAGCCGGCGGGGGAATAAAGGAAAACAGAAAGGAAATGGGAAATGAAAAATGAGCTATGCACCAGCTGCAAGTACCGAATTGCCCCGGGTGGATGGGCGGCTTGTGACGGCTGCATTCACGATGAAGGCTTGAAAGATAGGTATGAGCCGATGACCAACGCCGACCGCATCCGGAACATGACGGACGAGGAGCTGGCAAAGTTACTCAGCACCGGAACGTTTATTTGCGAGGGTCGTAAAGATATCTGCGAGAATATGCCGGGATGCGAGGAATGCAGGTTGGCATGGCTCAAAGCCCCGGCAGAAAGCAAGGGGGAAAAATGAAAGTCCTGATAGCCTGCGAGGAATCGCAAACCGTGTGCAAGGCGTTCCGGGCGCTGGGGCATGAGGCCTATTCCTGCGATATTCAGGAGCCGTCCGGCGGGAAACCTGAATGGCACATCCTTGGTGATGCCCTGAAAGCTCTCGAGGGAGGGCACGTGACCACTATGGACGGGCAGGCGCATGATGTTGGGAAGTGGGATATGCTGATTGCACACCCGCCGTGTACATACCTGACGTCGGCCAGCGCGATACGCCTTTTTAATCGCGATCATACGGTGAAAGACTGGAACAGAGAGCGGCTTGGATGGGAAGCGCGGCGCTTCTTCTTGCAACTGCTGTCTTCCGGGGTTGAAAGAATCGTTGTGGAAAATCCGTGTCCGCTCCGGTGGTTCAACTTGCCCGAGTACGACCAGATCATTGAGCCGTATATGTTCGGCGACCCGTGGAAAAAGCGGACGTGCCTCTGGCTGCGAAACGTCCCACCGCTGATTCCGACAAACATCGTGAAACCCGAGGGTCTATGGGTCGGCAGCGCCTCCGGGAGGGAGCACAGTACGGGCAGGGTAAACCCCGAGTACACCCTGAAATCAAACCGGGACAGCAAAACCCGTGCAAAGACCTTCCCCGGTATTGCAAAAGCTATGGCGGAACAGTGGGGATAGACCATTTTCGTGAGGTCACGGAAATGGTTTAACCGCCTCGAAATCGACACTGTTAGGAGAGACCAATGACACGAAAACGTTTTGTAAAGCTGCTCATGTCGAAAGGCGTTAAGCGGAACAATGCAAACAGGATTGCGCAAGAGTTCCGGAAAGGGTCTTTGCCCTATGAATTTGCATGGATAGCTTTGGAGTGGAGATTTTTGGGAGAATGAAAACAAGCGATAAGCCCGGGGCAACCCGGGCGGGAAGGAGATAACGATGGAAGAAACCAAATTGAAGCCATGCCCGTTTTGTGGGGGAACAAAGATTTTTGTTGGAAGTGTTGCGGAAATTGAGCTTATGGACAAATACGATGAAAACTACGACTTATATAACAGCCAGTTTCAGGTTGTTTGTGACTCCATTGCTGGAGGATGCGGGGCTTCAAGTGGCTGCTGTAAGAACAAAGCCGCGGCAATTGAGGCTTGGAACCGGAGGGCTGACAATGGCTAAATCGGTACTTATCAGCATCCGCCCGGAGTGGGTGGAGAAAATCCTGAGCGGGGAAAAGACGCTGGAAGTCAGAAAGACCCGTCCGAAACTGGAAGCGCCTTTCAAGGTTTACATTTATTGCACTGCCGGAAACCTGAGTTACAAAGTTAAAGTTAATGGCGGGATGGTATGCAATGTGAGCGGTGGGAAAATAGTTGTCGGTGAGTTCGCATGTGACAACATAGCAACGTACAACTACGATTACTGCCCGCACCCGGAAATCGGAATGGATTACGACTGCGGTGATAGTTGGTGGGAGATTGACGACGAGGATTTGAAATCTGCATGTCTAACAGAGAAAGAATTTCGGTATTATGCGTTCGGAAGGGAGGCAATGTACGGCTGGCATATCTCCGACCTGAAAATATACGATACGCCGAAGGAACTGCCCCAGTTCCGGAAATGTTGCGGTACTCAGGATTGCGATAAATGCCAGCTTTGGGAAAATACCGGTGAATACGCTGGTTGCCTGACAAGCGAAGAACGCCGTTTGAATCGTGCGCCCCAGAGTTGGTGCTATGTGGAGGAATTGAAATGAGTGATTACATCAGCCGTGAGGCGGCAATAAAGGCAGCGGAACACGCATACGGCGAATGGAATCTTGCTATGGCTGCTGCTGATGGTGCAAGGCAAATCAACTTGGTGTATAAGAGGCAGGAGCTGTTAAAGGCAGTTGCATCTGTTTTCGATATTGTCCCCGCCGCCGATGTGGAGCCGGTGCGGCATGGGGAATGGTTGCGAACCGATGCTGGGGTACAACTACTGCCCGGGGTGTGGATGCAAAATGGATTTGGAGGACGAAACAAATGACGATTGACCGAGCAATTGAAATCCTTGACCCGGAACACCGGGAGCATTACGAAAGTATAGACCCCGTGAATGAGGCTTGTCGGATGGGAATGGAGGCGTTGGAGCGGACTAGGTGGATTTCGTGCAGTGAGAGGCCGCCGGAAGAACTTGAACCTGTAAATGTGGTGTGGGTAAATCACAACCCGATGCCGTACTACCGGTACATGAAGGACGTTCCGCAAAAAGCGACTGCTGTCTATTACAGGGGGGCTTGGTATTGGTGGTCGTGTGTTTGCGAAGATTTGCTTGTAGAGTGCGGCGCGAACGAAACGGATCAGGTGGATGACGATGTTGAAATCACCCACTGGCAGCCGCTTCCAGAATTGCCGAAGGAGGAAAACGATGAAACGATTGACGGTTGAACACTGGCAAAATCTTGATCCGTGGGAATGCTGCGGGCAGGATAACTATTGCATACGCCCCAGCAATAAGCCGGGTGGGTGCCGAAATGGCTGCATCGTGCAGAAACTCTATACTCGCCTTGCACAATATGAGGATACGGGGCTTTCGCCGGAGGAAGTAAAAACGGAGCGATGGATTCCGCGCAGTGAGAAATTACCTGATGCCTTCGCATCCGTTCTGGTTGAAATGCCCGGTGAAGAGCCATTCCCGATAGTGCGAGAAGGCTACATATCCGATGATGGAACGTGGGTAGCAGGGAACTTTAAGCGAGAGCCGGGAGAAATTACGCGCTGGAGGCCAATGCCTGCGCCACCGAAGGGAGGCGATGGAGAGTGACAGACTGTTTCAACTCCAGTTGCCCTTTCCGGGATAATTGGAGCAGCAACCCCTACAAGTGCGAGTGCGTGGCTTGCCCCAACAGGGTTACAAAATCACATATTATCATGAGCAACCGAACGCTGGTGCAAGAAGAAATTAAATATCTTACGAAAAATGGAGGTATTGGAAATGAGTGAAAGGCAAGAACACCGCCAGCGCCTTAATGCTAGAATTGCTTACGCCGCCGCTATTGAGCGGTGGGCGAAGAATCAGCCGTCACGCATTCGGTTCTTTGCCGTCAGACGCTGGCTGAAAGAGATGCCGAGGAAGGAGAATTTTTATGAGGCTGATTGATGCTGATTTACTTACAACTGAGATTATAAAAATTTCTGGCGTTATACCTAATTTTAATGAGGATGTGGCGCTTTGCTCGGTCGATAGCATGCCCACCGTGCGAGCTGTATCACTCGCAGAGTTTACGTGTGTGCAGAAGCAGCTGATTTCGCGCAACGCCCAACTGCTGGACGCGAAAGAAAAAATGAAATCCATGGTGCCGGTTGTCAGGTGCCGGGACTGCATTACATTTGAGGAAATAGGCAAGCACCCCACCAACAATGGAGGAACACCATTTGGGTATTGCTATCATTGGCAATATGAGCAGGGCATGTCCCCAAATGAGGTAGACGGCAATGATTTTTGCAGTTATGGGGAGCGAAAGGTGGATGAAAATGGAAGAACTTAACGGCTACACCCCACCTGCCAGCTTGAATTTAAGCGACTTCCAGGATGCTATCGGAGATGCCGTAGTACAGGCGATTATAAAAATTGGTATCCGGGTGAATCGGGAAGAACTTCTGAAAGCTCTGAAATATGACAGAGACAGGAAAAATAAGGAATTGGAGGTACATGAATAATGGCAGAACAGAATTTCAAATTTGATGATGCGTTACTTATGAAGACTGCACGCGAGATGCTTGCAAAAAAAATTGACCGAAACAGTGAAAGAGGTCGCCAAGTCGGGGGAATGGGAGATAACCACCATCGAGCAGGAAGAATCTGACCCGGAAAAGATTCTCCGGAGGATGTTTGCAAAATACGCCTACGGCAACGTTCCGGAGTGGTTCGCTTCTGCGGTATCTGCGACGTCCTATGTGCTGTCTGTGGACAAGGGAAAGGGGATTGAGTGTATTTCCGTCTTGCACACGGCAACGGAACGGGCACCGGCTGAAATTCGGATGACGGCGCAGACAAAGTTGCTTATGATATGCCAAGAAACCGGGATGCTCGACGGGGCTGTGAGATTTCCTGTTCTCTAGGGGAGCAACATGGAGTACAAGGATAGCAGGAAGCATTGCGTTGGGTGTTGGTATTTCTTCGGATATTATGAAGGCAGCCGGTGCTGCAATTACATATTCGTCCACGGGGAAAAGCGGCCTTGCCCGCCTGGGAAGGATTGCACCGAAAGGAGGGCGAAAACGAAAAACAGGAGACGGAATTTAATATTATAGCTTTATCCCTGTATAGTATATATTAAATATAATCTTATATTTTGTGTGTATTGTGTATATCTATACAGGGATTTAATAAAATACACAAGGAGGAACGGAATGAACTGGAAGCATGAGGCCATTGAAAAGCTAAAGGAGTACAGTGCAAAGAAACAGTCCCTGAAAAGCATTCCCGAAGAAATGGCGCGGCTGGAATCCGCTATGCAGAGTATCCGAAGCGCCACGGCTGACGGTACGCCGGTAAGCGGCGGTGGCTCCGGCCGGGAAGATATGATGCTATCGAATATCGTTCACCGTGAGGAACTGGCGCGTTCGCTGGAACAGGCGAGAAAATGGGTTTCACTTGTGGATTCCGGGCTTGAATCGCTTAGCGTCGATGAAAAGAAGATACTGAGCAGATTCTACATAAGCCCCGCTAGAGGCAACGTTGACGCCCTGTGTGAAGAACTTGGAGTTGAAAAAGCTCAGGTTTACCGCCGCCGGGATTCAGCACTACGACATTTCACTCTATGCCTGTATGGGCAGACTGAAAGCTGAAAAATGAGAAAAAAATGAGACGATTTTTCGGTTTGAATGTGCTATACTGGTAAAAAAGAAAAAGCGCAAGAGGCTTGGGGTTGTTCCTGAGCCTCTTTTTGCATGGCGCGGTAGATAACGAGTTGGGCGCTCTCTCCCCAACAGAAGGCCGTTTGAATCGGCCTCGCGCCAATTATTTTGCATGAGAGGTGGTGCTATGGCTGCAAGGATTACAGATCGGAAGAAAAAAAGAATAATCGCCGACTGGATAGAAATGCAGTCGTACAGCGCCGTTGCAAAAAAGCATGGCGTAACTCACCAGACTGTGAAAAGGATTGTCAGCGCTTCACCGGATATCGCCCAAAAAGTGCAGGAAAAAAAAGAAGAGAATACCGCCGACATGATGGCGTACATGGAATCACAAAAAAAGGCGATGCAAGAAGCAATCACCTTGCATCTGAAAGCGCTCACAGACCCCGAAAAGATTTCAGCCGCAACATTAAGCCAGATTGCAACATCTTTCGGAATTATTGTCGATAAGGCCACAAGAAACACGGCAAGCGGCAATGATAGTCTCAATAAGCTGGATGGGCTAATTAAGGAGTTTAGAGATGCTATTAAGCCCGAAACAGATTGAATTTGCAAGGTATGGGAATCACCGATGGAATTTCAAGGGCGGCGCGACCCGAAGCGGGAAAACATATCTTGATTTCAAATGGATTATTCCCATGCGGATTCGAGAACGAGCCGGGAAAGATGGGCTTTCCGTTATTTTGGGCGTTACAAAATCCACAATAGAGCGAAACGTGCTAGAGCCTATGCGGAATCTGTACGGGGATAAACTTGTTGGGGCAATTTCCAGCGATAATACAGCATGGATTTTTGGCGAGAAGTGTTATTGCCTTGGCGCGGAAAAAGTGTCTCAAGTATCGAAGATTCGCGGCGCGTCTATCAAGTATTGCTACGGCGACGAGGTCGCGGACTGGTCGGAGGAAGTTTTTGCCCTCCTGAAAAGCCGGCTTGATAAGGAGTATTCCTGCTTCGATGGCACATACAATCCACAGTATCCCAACCACTGGCTTAAGAGATTCCTTGATAGTGATGCCGATATTTTCAGCCAAGAATACACAATAGACGATAATCCATTTTTACCCCCCGCTTTTGTTGAAAATCTGAAAAAAGAATATGCCGGAACGGTGTTCTATGATAGGTACATTCTGGGGAAATGGACGCTGGCAGAGGGGCTTGTATATGATTTTTCCGAAGCGAATATCACGGATGACGTGCCGGAATTCGCGGATTATTACATAAGCATCGACTACGGCACCCTGAATCCGTTTTCATGCGGATTATGGGCTGTGAATGGTAATAAGGCGGTAAGAATCAAAGAGTATTACTACGATGGAAGAGCCAACTATAAGCAGCTCACAGACGAGGAATATTGCGACGCTGTGGAGAGCCTGACGGGCGGCTACGAAATCAAGAGGGCGGTTATTGATCCCTCGGCGGCTTCTTTCATTACCGCCCTGAAACGCCGTGGATTCCGCGTCCAGCAGGCAGACAACGCCGTTCTTGATGGCATTCGGCGCACGGCGGTATATCTCAAGAACGGGAATATAAAAATTCACAGGTGTTGCACGGATTCCATTCGGGAGTTCGGGCTATACCGGTGGGACGATAGGAAAACGGAGGACGCGGTAGTGAAAGATAACGATCACGCTATGGATGATATCAGGTACTTTTGCAACACCATTATGAAATACAAAGTGGAGAAGAAAAACAAGATTTCACCCGCCGCTGCGTTGCTGTTGTGATTTTGCGAGATTTCTGCTATTGGAGAAAATTCATGAAAATTTATCAAGATTTGGAAGAAGCCATTGCAAAGGGAACTACTGGGGAATTCATACGTGATGCAGTGCGGGAGCACCAGAGCAGCAAGGCGTACAAAGATGCCGCTGATGGTATGGCGTACTATAATAAGCACAATATCACCATTGAGAAATTCCAGAAGTTCCTTTTTACCTTATCCGGGAACAAAACTCCTGATATTTGGAGCAGCGACTACCGGCTTAAAACGCTAACGTTTCGGCGGCTGGTGACGCAGGAAGTGGGATATATTTGCGCTAATGGCGTAAGCATGGACGAAAAGGAAAAGCTGGGCGCGGACTTCGACAATAAGCTGCAAACGGCGGCAAAATTGGCACTGGCGCAGGGCGTTTCCTACGGCTATTGGAATCTCGATCATCTGGAAGTGTTTTCATTCGCCGATACTCCCGGAAATCCGGGATTTGTCCCGCTGCTGGATGAAAAAACGTCGGAGCTGATGGCCGGTATTCGGTACTGGTTCCGGGAGACCGGACGAAAAACTGTTTTCCGGGCTACGCTTTACGAGTTGGACGGCGTGAGCGAATGGAGCGCCGAGGGAAGCGACGACGCGCAGCCCATGGCCGAGAAACGCGCATACATCCACAAGGAGCTGAGGAACGATCTAGGCGTTGTGGATGTGTGCGACGAGAACTACACCCGCCTGCCTATTGCGGTACTGTATGGCAACGATACCCACGAAAGCGAACTCGTTGGGTTGCGTGGCTCCATAGACTGCTATGATTTTATCAAATCCGGGTTCGCCAACCAAATTGACGATACCAGCGGAATTTACTGGATTCTGCACAATACCGGCGCTATGGACGATACGGATTTGGCACAGTTCATCCAGAGAATGAAGAGCGTAAAGGCGAATGTGGTAGATAGTTCCGCTGAAACGGCGGCAGAAGCTCACACCCTTGACGTTCCCGTAGAAGCCCGGAAAACCATGCTGGATATTTTGCGGCGCGACCTGTACGAAGATGCCCAGATGCTTGACGTGACGGCTCTGGCGGGCGCTGAGAAAACGGCTACAGAGATTTCGGCGGCTTATCAGCCGCAGGACAATAAATGCGCCGATTTCGAATATTTCTTGATAGATTTCATTCGGCAGATTTGCGCAGTGGCTGGGATTGCCAACCCGGAACCGGCTTTTAGCTGGAATAAAGTTATCAATCAAGCAGAGGAAACCAATATGGTGCTTGCGGCAGCTGCGTTCCTTGATGATGAAACGGTTCTGAAACACCTCCCGTGGATTTTGCCGGAGGAAGTGCCGGAAATCCTGAAAAGGAAAGCAGACGCTGACATAAATACGGTTTACGGCGGTGATGAGGATGGCCAGACCGAATGAAGCCGATAGAGGAACCGATAGGGCGCTTGCCGACTTGGAGCGCCGCATTAACTCCGTATATTCTAAGGCGGCTAAAGAACTGCAAGAGGAAATAGATGCCTTTTTCAAGCACTTTGCTGATCAGGATAAGAAGATGCAGGACTTGATAGGCCAGAAGCGCAACGGTAAGGAGTGGACTGAAAAGGACTACCAACAATGGAGGCTGAACCAGATGGGGCGCGGGACACGGTTGGAAGCGCTTCGGGACAAGCTGGCCGAACGTGCGACGGAAGCAAAAGAGGTGGCGCTTGCCTATGTGAACGACGCTACGCCTGGAATCTACTCCCTGAATCGGAATTACACCGCCTATACCATTGAGAGCGTTCACCCAAGTGCAGATTTTACGCTTTTTGACGAGCAGACCGTAAAGCGCTTAATTGTGGAGCAGCCGGACGTAATGCCATACTACCCCGAAAGGCTGGCGCTAAAGCGGGGCATTGACTTGGCTTTTGGAAAGCAGCAGATTACAGCAAGCGTTACAGGCTCCATTTTGCAAGGCAGAAGCATCAAGCAGATATCCGATGATTTGCAGTCCAGAATCGTCACAATGAGCCGTGTAAGCGCCATTCGAGCGGCAAGAACGGCAGTTACCGCCGCACAGAATGCCGGTAGAATGGACAGCTACGCCGCCGCTGACGAGATGTGGGGTATCAAATCCAAGAAAAAGTGGGTAGCAACAAAGGATTTGCGCACCCGCCACGATCATGGCATGGCAGATAATCAGATTGTGGACTACGATCAGCCGTTCGATGTCGGCGGCTATAAGATGATGTTCCCCGGTGATGGCTCGTTGGGAGCGCCGGGACATGAGCTGTATAATTGCCGCTGCACGGTTGTGAATGCCACTGACGACGATCTGGAAGCGGAACGCCACATGATGCGCGTGAAGAATCCCGAAACCGGGGAATATGAGCTTGTAAAGAAAAAATCGTACAAAGAATGGTACGACGAGAAGAAAGCACAGTATCCTCCGGAAAAATGGGCGGGCATGGTGAAAGCTGGTAAAAACTATCAGGCAGACCAACGGGAATATGCAGAATACCGTGAAATTCTGGGTAAAAAAGCACCAAAAACATTTGCAAAGTTCCAGGATTTGAAGTATAATAACGCTGACGGGTGGGAGGCGCTCAAAACTGCAAGGCAAGTTGCAAGTGCGGCAAAATCTGATATAATAAAAGAAACCAGCAAGCCGATATCGTATAAACAGTTTGATACTGGTGATGCGGCAAATGATTTCTTCTATTACGATGGAGATGAACGCGGGCTGCTTGCGAAGAAACGCAGCAAACATGCGCAATGGCAGAAGTCTTTGACAAAAGATGAAAATTATGCTATTGGCGATTACACCGGTGGCGGATATTGGGATATAAACACATATTTGCGTAAAACTGGCGATTGGGAAAATATCAATGCCGAATTTGTTAAACAGCAAATTAAAGGTCTTGATAGCGCAATAAGCCGATATGAGTTAAAAGACAATATTCGCGTCCAGCGCGGTGTGATGAATGACGTTATTGATAAACTTGTGGAAGATAACGACATTCAGGATAGTTTGAGTGAGCTCATAGGAAAAAAATTCCGCGAATCGGCGTATTCCAGCACAACGGTTGTTCGAAACAATGGCGTTGCAACAGCAAAACCGACAGTCCTTGATATTGAAGTTCCTGCCGGAACGGGGCGCGGAGCTTACGTCAATCAGCTTGCGGGGCAATTTCAAGATGCTGAGTACGAATTTCTACTAAAGCGCGGCTCAACATTTACGATTAAGGAAGTCCGCGAGGAAGAAATCATGGGAGAATACCGTTATTACATAAAGATGGTGATGGACGATGACTGAGTATGTAAAAAAGCTGCATGAAAAACACGCAGCGCAAGAACAGAAAGAAATGGGAGCCGTATACGCGCAATGCGAAAAGCTTGGCTGTTCTCGGCATTTTGCAAAATCTTTTATTACACGGGCAGAATTGTTTCCCATGAAGCAGACTTTGGCGTTTTTGGAAAATAAGGGCGCGAATGGAGAGAACTTAAAACAGTGGAGCGCGCTTATTTCCGCACTCGTTGAACAGAAACCAGAATCCGAAAAGAAAAGTGAATGGAAACGATGCTTGAAGGTACTCAGTAATGGAAGTAAATAGATTTAGATCAGCTGAAAGCACTGTGCAAAAATGCATGGTGCTTTTTCTATGCCCAAATCTTCCAACCAGATAAAAAAGAAGCGGGCTGGAATCCCCGCTTGTGGCGGATTATGCGTATGCGCCGCCACGAACCGCACAAGACCGGCTCTGGAAGAAGCAGAAAAGGAGGGGGAAATGAGCATTACATTTGTGGATAACTCTGACGAAATCCTCCGCGCCCTTGGTGAAGCGCGTGAGCGCGGCTTATTTCGGTGTGGCGAAAAAGCTGTAGAATATGCCAAGGATTTATGCCCCGTTGATACTGGGAATTTGCGCAACAGCATTACACATACCGTGGAGGATGGGAAAAAAGCCATTGTTGGAACGCCTACCGAATACGCCATTTATCCGGAAATGGGAACGGGCAAATACGCCGAGGGAGGCGGAGGCCGTCCTACTCCGTGGAAATACCAGGACGCGCAGGGGACCTGGCATTGGACAGCTGGCAATCGGGCGCACCCGTTTATTAAGCCGTCAATCGCCGATCATCAGGGAACATACAAGAATATTCTGAAAGACGAACTTAGCAAAGGAGATTGACGTAGCGTGGATACCAGAAAAATCAACGTTCTTGGAGCTGAATACACACTTTCCGTCTGCTGCGAAGACGAAGATTCGCGGCTGGCGGGATGCGATGGATTTTGCGACGAAACCAGCAAAGAACTGGTTGTGGATAGCTACAGTAAGCAAGTCGGCGACCCAACCTGTAAGAAAAACTTACAAGTTCAAATCATGAAAAACAAGCGGCATGAGATCATTCACGCATTTCTATTTGAAAGTGGCCTTGCGGAAAACTCCGAATGGGCACAGAACGAGGAAATGGTAGATTTTTTTGCTATCCAGTTTCCCAAACTTATGGAAGTATTCAAAAACGCTGACGCGATTTGAGGGGCAATAAATGAATAATGACGAAATCATAAAGGCCATAGAGGCTATCATAAAGCGTGGGAACGATGTGGAGATACGGCGCAAGGGCGACGGCTACATAGTCCTCGAAGTAAAGAAAACAATCAAATATTCTTCTCCTGCGTAATTGGGCGCAGGAATGGGCAATCGGAGCCGAACAGTACGTATATTTTGCGTGCTGTTCGGCTCCTTTTTTGTTTATTTCGGTAAAACCCGCGAAGTATAGCGGCTTTTATATCACAGTCGTCCCCGAAGAATAGGGGCGAAGAAAGGAAGACTGAAACAATGGCATTAACTCGCAAACTTTTGAAGGGAATGGGGCTTACCGACGAACAGGTAGACACCATTATTGAAGCGCACACCGATACCGTGGACGGCCTGAAAGCCGATATCGGGAGGTACAAGGCCGACGCTGAGAAACTTCCTGGCATTCAAAAGGAATTGGATGATCTGAAAAAGGAAGACGCTGACGGCGGATACAAGGCCAAGTACGAGAAGGAAAAGAAAGACTTTCAGGATTTCAAAGACGGGGTTGCCGCCAAGGAGAGCGCCGCCGCCAAGGAAAAGGCCGCGCGGGCGTACTTCCAGAGCAAGGGCATTCCCGCCGAGAGCATGGGGCTGGTAATCCGTGGAGCGAAAGCTGAAATCGACGGCCTGAAACTGGACGGCGAAAGTATCAAAGATACCGCCGCACTGGATGGGCTGCTTTCCGGCGATTACAAGGGCTTGATCGGCAAGACTACCGCCACCGGCACCCAAACGCAGACCCCGCCTGACACCTCTGGTGGCGCAAAGAGCCGCGCTGAAATCTACAAAAAGGACGATAAAGGCCGGTATCTTTTGTCCACCGCTGAGAGGCAGGCCGCGCTTGCTGAAAGCATGGCAAGCGAAAACAAATAACTTTTTTGAAAGGAGCTGTACAAATGGCAGCAAAAGAAAACGTAACGATTTCCACACAGTTCGCCACGTCCGCGCGAGAGGTGGACTTTGTAACCCGGTTCAACGATAACTGGGACGCACTGCGCACCATTCTGGGCATTATGCGGCCTATCCGCAAGGCGCCTGGAACGAAACTGGTATCCTACAAGGCAGAGGTAGACGGCGCTTTGCAGGGCGGTGCCACCGTAGCGGAAGGCGACGAGATCCCCTTCACTAAGATGAAGGTTTCCCCCGTCACCTATGGCGATATCGAGGTGGCCAAGTATGCAAAGAGCGTTACCATCGAGAGCGTGGCCAAATACGGCGCAGAGGTCGCCGTAGAAAAGACGGACGACGCTTTCCTGGTTGCCCTGCAAAACAAGGTTTTGGGTGACTTCTACACGTTCCTGGCTACCGGCTCTCTGGCGCTGACCCCCAAGACCTGGCAGCTGGCGCTCGCACAGGCCAAGGGCAAGGTGCTTGCGAAGTTCATGGGCATGGACAAGGACGTGACCGAGGTTGTTGGTTTTGCCAACATCATGGATTTCTACGACTACCTGGGCGACAAGGAGATTACCACCCAGACCATGTTCGGCCTTACCTATGTCCAGAACTTCCTGGGCTACAACACCCTTTTCCTCCTGCCTGACAAGTACGTCGCCGCTGGTAAGGTGATTGCAACCCCGGTTGAGAACATCGACCTGTACTACGTTGACCCGAGCGACAGCGACTTTGCCAAGCTGGGGCTGAATTACACCGTGAAGGGCGAAACGAACCTGATCGGCGTACATGTCGAGGGCGACTATTCCCGGGCTACCGGCGATATGTACGCCATCATGGGCATGAAACTGTGGGCGGAGTACCTGGACGGCATCGCCGTTGCCACTGTTACCCCGGCGGGGGGTTAAGGGCGGCTCTGACAGCTGACAAAACCGCACCGGAGACCGTGGGCTTTGACGGAATGACGAAAGCGCAGCTTTTGGAGTACGCCAAAGAAAACGGTATCTCCGGGGTCAGCGCCGCAATGAACAAAGCGGACATTCTGGCCGTTGTAAAGAGCCGGTAAAGGAGGGAATCACATGGGACATGCGGTAAGCCTGTATGAGCTGCTTGTGTACCTGCGTAATTTCTTCCCCGGCTTGCACTGGCAGTTTACCGGGGAGGAAATCACCGGGAACCGGATCGTTATTCCCGGCCTTGAAACAGGCGATTACTACCTGATCGAAGGAAGCCGGAGGAATAACGGGATTCACGTGTACGGTGATGCTGATTTGCGGAACGAAACTTATACCGGAATCGTTACGGAAATCTGCGTACCTCCGGAGGTGCTGGCGATTCTGGAAGAAATCAACACATGGCAGGAGAAGAACGCTGAGGCCGTACAAAGCCCGTATCAAAGCGAATCTTTCGGCGGCTACTCATACACAAAGGCAAGCGGTTCGTCCGGCTCCGGAGAAAGCACGAGCTGGAAAACGGTGTTTGCGCCGCGCTTGCGGATATGGAGGAAGATATGAGCTTGCTTGACTACTACCTGAATAACACGTGCGCACTGATGGAAAAGAAGCGCACCCCGGATGGTGAGGGCGGCTGGGCAACGGAATGGGCACAGGGCGCGGAGTTCGACGCGGCTATTATTCTGGATACCTCCATGCAATCCAGAATCGCGGAGAAGGATGGCGTTACCAGCGTGTACACCATTACCACCCGCCGCGCGAATCCTCTTTCTTTCCATGATGTATTCAAGCGGCTTTCCGATGGTGCAATTTTCCGGGTGACGAGCAACGGGAGCGATAAGGAAGCGCCAACCGTTGGCACTTTGGATATGTGCCAAGTCACCGCCGAGAAATGGGAGCTGACAAAATGACGGCAACAGAAGCGCTCTACAAGTTTTTTTCCGGCTTTAATCTCCCCGCGTATCCGGATACAGCGGTACCGAGCGACACCGTAATGCCCTACCTTACCTATTCCGTCTCCGTCGGCGGGTGGGGCGATATGGCGAACTCGCTGACGGTAAAACTGTGGTATCACACGGAGAAGGAGGCAGAGCCGAACGCCAAGGCAGAGGAAATTTCCCGCACGATAGGGCGTGGAGGCATTCAGCTGCCTTGTGATACCGGCACAGTTTGGCTTATGCGCGGTGAGCCGTGGTGCATCAATTCCACATTTGAATCAGATCAATCCATCAAATTGCGGCAACTGAACGTTGCCGCAATTTTCAATACCATATAGGAGGAAATCAATGAAATTTACACAGATTCCGCAGGATACCTTTAAGGAGCTTGTGCTGAATGCCGGTGTTCTGCTTTCAGCCTTTTCGCCCGATACGGCGGAGTATGGCAATGCCGATATCATAGGCGCTACCAGCGGCGGCTTGACCTTCGCGGCAACGCCCAGCTTCTCTGATTTCGGCGAGGATATTGATAACTGTCCGAAGAACACAAAGGAGTTGAAACGGCTGGAAGGCTGGGAGGTGAAGCTTAGCGGCACTTTTGCATCCATGAATGCCACTAACGCAAAAACGATGGTAGCCGCCGCTGATGAAGCCGTCGGGAAAATCACGCCCAGAAACGATATTGCCGCCGAGGATTTCAAGGACATCTGGCTTGTGGCCGACTACTCCGATAAAAACGGCGCGAAAAAGGGCGGCTATCTGGCCATCCATATGCTGAACGGCCTTTCTACTGGCGGTTTCCAGCTGAAAACCGGTGACAAGAGCAAAGGCCAGTTCGCGTTCGAGTTCACCGGCCATTATTCCATCACGGCGCAGGATACGCCGCCTTTTGAGATTTACGTAAAGGCCGGAGAGGCCGAATCCGCTACGATGTAGGAGGCTAAGCATGAGAAAATTATCTCAACTTGGCACGGACGAGTGCCTGGACGTGTTGTGCGAGATCACCCCGCACATTGTGAATCTCGTTTCTGATGAGGAAATCATGAACGCCATCGGCAAGCCGGTGGACAAGAAAAACTCCACAAAAGTCGGCGTTATGCTGATTGGTGCGCAGAGGATTACCACCGTTGTTCCGCTGCTGCTGAAAACGCACCGCGCCGACATTTATGCTATTTTGTCCATCATGGGCGAAAAGAGCATTGAGGAAGTGGCCGCGCAGAGTACCATGGCGACGCTTTGGCAGATTAAGGAGCTTTCCAACGATAAGGAACTGCTGAGTTTTTTCAAATCGTGGGGGCGTGGGGAGCAGAGCGAATAATCAGCGCACTGTGCGCCCTCCCCAGAGTACGGGCGAGGGCGTACCTCTCCATTCTTCCCATGGAGTTGAAAAAGCAATGCGAACGTGAAATCCTTCGGCGCTACATTACCGACGGTATCCAGATGATAACGCAAAACACGGCGAGGCGTGATGAGCGATTGTATCTATCTATCGGATACGAGGATATCATCAGCCCGAAGCCGGTGGAAAACCGGTCTGCGGAGGATATCGTGGCGGATGTGATGAAAAATGCCGGGTTGAAACTGGTGACGAAAGGCGGTGGGCAGGATGGCGGCTAATGTATTTGAACTGTTTGCGACGATTTCGCTGGATACAGATGAATATGAGCGTAAACTAAAGGATTCTGAAAATAAAACAAGCACATTCGCCGACGTTCTGAAAGCCAACCTTGCCAGTGGCGCGATTATCGCCGGAGTAAAGAAGCTCGCCGGGGTAGTTGCAGACGTTGGCAAAGCGGCCTACACCAGTTATGCGCGGTATGAGCAGTTAGCCAGTGGCGCACAGCTGATGTTCGGCGACGCTTACGATTTTGTGGCGGAGAAAGCGAGAAACGCCTACAAGACCGTGCAAATGAGCCAGAACGACTATTTGCAGCAGGTGAATGGATTTGCTACCGGCCTGAAAACCGCCCTCGGCGGCAATGTGCAGGCCGCCGCCGAACTTGCCGACAAAGTTATTACCGCCGAAGCTGACGTTGTGGCGGCGACCGGCAATTCTCAGGAAGCTGTACAAAATGCCTTTAACGGCATTATGAAATCCAACTACACGATGCTGGACAATTTGCAGCTGGGTATTGCCCCAACAAAGGAGGGGTTCCAGCAGCTGATTGACAAGGTAAACGAGTGGAACGCAGAGAACGGCGAGGCTACTTCCTACACCATTGACAATCTAGCTGACTGTCAGGCCGCGCTTGTGGATTATATCGAAATGCAGGGGCTTGCGGGGTATGCGGCAAATGAAGCGGCGGGCACCATCGAGGGTTCCACAGCGTCCATGAAAGCAGCATGGCAAAATCTGGCTACCGGCATGGCTGACAGCAACGCCGACATGGAAGGACTTACCAAGGACTTTGTAGACAGCGTATTTACAGCCGGAAAGAACATTATACCCCGTGTACAGCAAATCGTTACCGGCGTTGGAACTGCTACGGTAGAAGCTATTTCGTACCTTCGGGAAACGAATAGCGCTATTGATCTTCTCGTCACGGCGTTTGAGTTCGCGGCCACAGCGGCAACCGTTGCCGGTACTGCAATCGGGGCGAGTATGGCGGGAAAGGCCATTGCAAATATCGCCACGATATTCACGGCAAATGCGTCGGCGCTTGCATTCTTCACAGCGGAAAGCGGAAAAGCGGCCGTTGCAGAAGCCACACTGAATGGCGTATTTTCCGTCAGTGAAATAGCCGTTGGCGTACTCACCGGCCAGATTTCCCTTGCAACTGCGGCGCAGTATGCATGGAATACGGCTATAAACGCGAACCCCATTGGCTTGATTGCCGCGGCTGTAGCTGCTCTGGCGATTGGCATTGGCAAGGCAACCAAGGCGCACAAGGATTTCGTCAAAGAGTTAGCCGGAGAGCCGCAGACGGTAGAAGAAGCACGCGCAAAGGTAGAAGAGCTTGAGCAGCAGTACGAGGAAGCTTCAAAAGCCAGACTGGAAGCGTTCTCGTCGGATGCTGGTTTCAGCGGTGACACCGTCGAGATGGAGAGATTAGCCGAAGCCATAAAGCAGGCGAAGCAGAATCTTGCCGATTTGGAAGCGCAGGAGCAGGCCGCCGCCGAGGAAGCGGCAAAGCCCGCAAATGTGATAAAGGCTGCTTCTGAGGAATATGCGGCCGCCGCACAGTCCATTTTGGAGGATTACCAGAATACCTATACCACCATCTATAACGGGCTGCATGATGTTGGTTCTGCGTTTACTTCCCAAATAGAAGTTGTGAAAATGTCGTGGGACGATTTCATGGGTAATCTTAAAGGAAATACCGAAGTCCTTCAGCAGATCGATGAAGATTTTGCATTTGTTTCCGAAAAAGCAGACCTTGCAGGCATTAGCGTTGACGGACTTTCTCAATATCTCGCGTCCATGAGTACGGGGGAACGGGCCGGATTCCTTGCAGGGCTACGTGATGAACTAGAAGATATGTCCGGCGGCACCGAGGGGCTAAGCAAAAAACTTGCGGAGCTTATGGACAATGTTTCTGCATACGAGGCCGCAGGAACCGAAACTTCTGGTGGATTGGCGTTGGCGGTGGAGAATGTGAACGCTCGTATGCAGGAAGCTGCAGACAGCTACGTGGAAAAGGCCGGCGATCTTGACCAGGAGGCGGCGGCTACAGAGGCGGCAACCAATACCATGAGTGGTCTGGTTGCCGGTATCGACAGCAGCACGCCGGGAGTTCTGGACAAGCTGGATTCCCTTGCTTCCCAGATGAAATCACGGCTGACAAATAGCTTTGCCAACTACACGCTCACGATAAAGGCCAATATCAAAGGGAGCAACGTTCCCGGGGCGAAGAGCGGCCTTGATTATGTACCATACGATGATTACCTAGTGCGCCTCCATAAGGGGGAAAAAGTTCTCACCGCCGAGGAAGCGCGAGCATATAGGGCTGGAAAATCGGCTGGTGCGTCTGGCGGGGCGGACTACGACGGAGTGGGCTTTGCTGGTGGTGGACGCGGCGTGACAATTATCCAGAATATTAATTCTCCTGTGCAATCCGAAGTGGAGCTGGCAGCAGCCACAGAGGCTTATTTCACACAAGCGAGGTGGACGATTTGAAGAACTTCAACAATTTAAGCAAATTGTTCCGCTACGTGAACGAAAACGGGGATAGCGTTACCTTTGATTATGCCGGTGGATATCTTATCAACAAGCCCACGGGCATTGATACGGTAACGGTATCCCTGTCCCAGGCGAAGGGCATCAACCAGACGGGCGCGACAATTCAGAGCAAAAACGTTCAGCCCCGGCCTGTAAATGTCAACGGGTATCTGGTGGGAGACGGACAAGCAGCAAATAAAGAAAAGCTGCTTTCCGTCATCCGCCCCGATATTCCCGGAAAGCTATATGCGGATGATTACTATCTGAATGTTTGGCCTACGGCGACACCCAGCATTGAGGCGAAACAATGGGGCGCACAGTTCCAGTTCTCCCTTTTGGCGGCGTATCCGTATTGGTGCAAGGACGATTCCGCAGCGGTAACGTTGTCCGGCATTCAAAAGCTATTCAAATTCCCATGGAACATTTCAAGGCCGTATCGTTTCGGCCAGCTGTTTGAAGCGAAATTTATCAATGTGGAGAATCGCGGCCAGGTTCCCGTCCCGTTTACTGCTACTCTCTCGGCAAGCGGTGATGTGGAGAACCCCAAAATCACCAACGCCGCGACGGGAAAATTTCTGCTGATAAATAAAACTATTGTCAGCGGGGAGCGGCTGATTGTAGAGATTACGCACGATCGGACAACTGTAACGTCATCCGTCGACGGAGATTGCCGAGGCGCGTTGAGCCTGAAAAGCACTTTGTTTCAGCTGGAAGTTGGGGATAATGTGTTGAAGCCGGAAGCGACAAGCGGGCTTGCGAATTTGCAGGTGGATATTGACTTTGCAACGGAGATCGTGGGGATTGCGCTATGAGCTTTGAAATCTATAAAGAGGACTTTTCCACCCGGTATGAAATCCGGCACGCAATCAGTATTATCATGAATATTTACTACAACGATATCGGAAAGCTGATACTGGTTGCGCCGGTAAGCGACTACAACATTAACGTGTTGAAAGTCGGCAATCTCCTGTATGATACGAGCAGAAACGTAACATTTGTGATAGAAAACACAAAAATCGACACGACCACAAACCGCATAACGGCAAATGGATACACCGCAAACTGGCTTTTGAATAAGCGCATCATTGCATCAGAATATCACATGACAACTATCGAGACGGGCGTGTACAAGCTGATAAGCGATAATCTCCGGGGAATGACAAGAATTCAAGTTGCACAGGCAACCGGGATGACCGATAAAACGGACAATGTTTTCATGGGTGGGAATTTGCTGGATGAAATCATCCCGTTTCTTGAAGAAAAAGGCATAGGCCACACAATGGATTGGAACCCCGATGATATGACACACACTTTCCGCCTTTACAAGGGGCGTGACCTGACGGCCGGCATTCACGCTATTGTCTTTTCGGAGGAACAGGGAAGCGCAAAAGACCTTGTAATTAACGACGACGATTCCACCCTATGCAATGTGGCCTATGTGCAAGGAAGCCTTAGCGGCACAGACAATACTTTTGTTGAGATTGTCGGAGATACAACCGGGGACAATCGCCGGGAGGTGTGGTTCAAAACAGCCGTTCGGCAGGAAAATGACGAATCTGCGGCTGATTGCAAAGCCCGTGCGCGTGCTTATGGACAGATGGAGCTGGGAAAGCGTATCCGGCGAAAGTCCTTTTCCGTATCCATCGACCCGGAAGATCTGGGCAAGTATTACGCTCTGGGGGACATTGTATCGTGCGTATCTGCCCGGTTCGGGGTATCGTTCAGCGCCCGGATTACGGGCATTAAGTACACCTCGGACAACAACAAAGCCCGGACAGAAGTTATCCTGGGCGACCCTATTCTTACAGCATTGGGGGCAATGAAACTAAATGGCTAATATCAAAAGTTTCCCGAATAACCAAGATACATACATAGGCGCAGAAGACGTTATGCGCTGGCACCATGGCCGCACATCCGGCGTTTTTGCCGCTGGCAGTAATGCGTCCGTGCAGGCGCTTTCCACGCCGGGAATGGCGGTGAAAGTTTCAGACGGCACCGGATGGATGGCAAATTCCGGCAGGAACGGCATTGTGTGGTGGATTGATAATGAATCCGTTGATGGTGCCAAATTGCAGCTTGCCGTTGACGCGGCAGACGGCGTTCTGAATCGGATTGATCGCGTAATTGTGGAGTGGAAAACCACAAACTATGTGGACTATCCGGAAGTGAAAATCTTGAAAGGCGCAAAATCCGGGAAGGCAGCAGCCCCGGCACTGACAAACAACAGCACAATCCGGCAGATCAGCCTTGCGCGGATTTCCGTTGCAGCCGGTACAACCGCTATCACCGCTTCCATGATTACGGATGAGCGGCTTGACGCTTCGGTGTGCGGGCTGGTGACGGAAAAGGTGGGCATTGATACCAGCACAATGCAAAGTCAGTTTTCCACGCTCCTGCAGGAAACGCAGGCGCAAGTAAAAGATGTGCTTGATGATACCACGGCGCAAGCCACATCGGTGCTGGATTCCATCAACCGGGAGCTGGCAGACCTGGAAGCCGGTACGGCGGTGGAGCTGAAAAAGCTCCTGTTCACGAACATCAGCGTGCCGGTATCCGCGTTTGTGGCTGATTCTACATATCAGGATTACCCATTCCGTGCGGCGATTGCGCTGACGGGGGTGCTGGACACCATGATTCCGGAAGTGGTTCTCGGCGTTGCAGACGCAATTGACGGCAATTTTGCCCCTGTTGCAGCTACCTATAACGGCGGCGTGTATCTATATGCTGCAAGCGCCCCGGAATCGGCAATTACAATTCCCACCATTATTTGCTGGAAAGGCGGTGTAAGCGCATGATTGGCAGAGTAAACACCGGTGGCGGCGGCACAGGCGGCACTCTCACCGTCACAGCCCCGGCGAACGTCACCGTGACTGTTTCCAAGGACGGCAAGAGTAAGATCAAGAACTCCGGCACCAGCGGCGTGGTTGTCTTCAAGGGGCTTGCAAGCGGGACGTGGACACTTGCGATTACGGATGGGTCACAAACCTCATCTAAGCCTGTTGTCGTCACTGCCGATTATTCAACCGTGATTGCATTTTTCACGGCCACTATCAACATCACCTATCCTGCCGGTTCGACCTGCACTTGCTCTGACGGCACAACGACTCTATCCGCCCCTGACACCAGTGGTACATGGGCTTGCATTGTGCCGAACGCCGGGACTTGGACTGCAGCCGCTACAGATGGGGTAGAAAACACCAGTGAATCTGTATCTATAACTACAGATGGTCAAATCGCAGCCATTGAGCTGAGCTATTTGCTCTGGCTGTATAAAAGCGGAAACACCTATAATGCAGTAACCGGAGGCTGGTCAGTAGCCGAGCATCCCTCAACTGGTGGAAGTTTTGACAGTGTGCTTACTCTAAACGACGATAGCATGCTATTATCGACGGAAGTATTTGGTGGCAGCGTAGCATACGCAAATGCATTCACGAATAACTCGATTGATCTGACAGGAGTAAATACTCTGAAATTCAAAATAACGGGTATTGGTAATACTGCATACTCGGACAAAGAGGGCAATACACATAAGTTCCGATTCAGTCTTGTGGTGGCAAATGAACGGCCTACCAAGCTAAACCCAACATTTGCCGCAGATATGAAGATCCTGGCAACCGGCGAGTATTCTGTTGACGTTTCAGCTGTAACCGCGGGATACGTTGGTATATGGATAACCACTGGAGGATACAACAAAACGACGCTGACAATATCTGAGATATGGGGTGAAGAATGATGATTTACATTGATTCTGACTTTAAGTGCTACGTCACCCCTGGCGAAGGCCTTACACCTATTGAAACAGATGTCTTCGACGGTAAGTGCAATATTTATATTCAGGGCTATCGCTTCATCCCGGCGGGTAAGACGTGGACACGTGCTGATGGCGTGGTGTTCACCGGCGAGATGATTGCCCCATGGAAACCCTGGGATGAACTTGACGCCGTTCAGCGGGAATATGAGCGGGAGCAGTACAAAACGGTTTCTACTCAGAACGCTGAATACGAAGAGGCGTTGACTGAAATTGAAACCGCTCTGGGGGTGAACGCATGATGACCATCGAAGAGCGTAAAAACGCTATCCTTGAAAAAATCAGGGAGATAAAAGCCAGCGGCGGTGAGGAACAGTTGAAAGAGCTGGATGAAGCCTACAAGAAGGGGGTTGACAGTCTGTGACACAAGAGGAAAGAAAAAGCATCATGTATGCCCAGGGGCGTGCAAATGCGCTTGCCTTGCAGGAGAAAGCCCCGGACATGACAGGCACCGAACTGAACGCGGCGGATAGTGATATTCCCAGTTTTAAGGCCGCTGTCGCAAACAAAAACATGCTGGAGCGCAAGGCTGGGTTTGTGTGCCAGTCGTCTGCTGGCCGCGTGGTGCGGCTGGTGCAGCCCTACGACAGCACTATCTATACCCAGGAGCCGGAGGAACTTCCCGCACAGTGGGGGTTTGCGTGGAGTACCGACCCAGCAAAAGCATTGCCGTTCGTCGCTATGTCTACCAGCCCCTATAATAAGGACGACTGCTGCATGGAAGGCGGTAAAGTATACCGTTCAACGTTGGACAATAATGTATGGTCGCCGTCCGCATACCCCAAGGGCTGGGAAGAGGTGAACGTATGACGGTAAAGCAAATTCAATGCCTGTTGACTTATCTAGGCTATTCTCCCGGCACGATTGACGGCATCGAGGGCAGGAATACCCAAGGGGCAATTCGGGCGTTTCAGGCCGACTACGGGCCTACCGTGGACGGGATACCGGGAGCCGCTACCCAGAAAATGCTCATCGGTGCTATCGCCGGGACGGCGGTAAAGGTAGAGAAGCCGGAGAGCATGGACGCGCCGAAAACGGGAACATTCTGGGACGACATCAAGTACTTCACCCGGAAGGAATTCCGGTGCCCCT